CGGTAATGGCAGTTTTAGGGTACCACAATAGTGCGCGCGAGTGGCTCACTAGCAGTCGTTTTGGTCCGGGGGCGTTCAATCATCCCCAGGCGCGCGGACTCACGTCTGTTTACGACAAGCTGCAAGTCACCCCGTCAGTCACAACTGACTTTCGGGACACGGGGGCCACGCTCGTGATGAGCTCGCCATCGTGGGCACGGAGTGTTACAGACACCGAGGTTGAAGGGTTTTGGCCCTTCGTAAGTCCTACGGATCTGACATCTGTGCCCGGTAACCGCGTAACGTTCGTTCCGAAAACCGCCACGACGGAGCGTGCAATCGCCATTGAGCCACTGGTAAACATCTATGCCCAACTCGGGCTAGGGTGTATGATCCGGGGGCGTCTTGAAGCGTTTGCAGGCATCGACATCAACGACCAGTCTGTTAACCAACAGCTTGCTCGTGAGGGGTCGATTCGTGGTTTTCTCGCAACAATAGATCTTTCTAGCGCCAGTGATACGGTTGCTAGGGAGGTTGTCCGCGCGCTCCTTCCAGACGCGTGGTACGGTGCCCTCGATGCTTGCCGATCAAAAATCGGCGAGCTAGATGGGAAGCCTTTTGTTTACGAGAAGTTCTCCTCAATGGGGAATGGTTTCACGTTCGAGCTGGAGACCCTGTTGTTCTGGGCTCTCTCTCGCTCGGCGTGTATCATTGCAGGCGCGCCAGAAATGGTTAGCGTCTATGGCGATGATATCATAGTTCCAGTCGACGCGTACGAAACACTCCGAGAGATCCTAACTTTCTTCGGCTTCGAGCTTAACGCATCGAAATCGTTTTCGAAAGGACCTTTCCGTGAATCGTGCGGGAAAGACTACTATGACGGAAAAGACGTCCGTCCCCTCTTCCAAAAAGAGGTTCCTACGACGCTCCCTAGCGTCCTCGGCCTTTGCAACGGGATCCGTCGGATGGCTGCTCGTCGCGTCGCACCTTTTAACGGGTGTGATTTGCGATTTGAAGCTGTCTGGCGAAAATCTCTGCAAAGCGTCCCAGCAAGTCTTAGGCGCCATCTCCGAGTGCCGGCTCACGCCGGTGACAGAGACGGAGTCCTCAGCAACTGGGATGAGGCCCAATCAAGCTCTTTTGTCTATCCCCACCGGGGTGGATGGGAGGGCTGGGTTGGGATTAGGATAAGCCCCACTCCAGAAGGAGACCTCCAAAGTACCAACTTTGAAGGTGGGGTAGCTTCGCTACTCTTTCGGGCTCGTGACGGATTCGGGAACGACTACTCCCCTGCTGATCCAAGGCAGGGGCGGGACGTCGAACTCAGGTTAAGAAACGGTGCCTTCTTTGGCCCGTGGACTGACCTAGGC